TATATATTGTAATACTATTTTTACCTTGAGATGTGTAACTATAATTATATATATAATAATAACAAATCACAAATCACAAATACTTGGATATGAAATACTTGGATGTGAAATACTTGTATGTGAAATACTTGTATGTGAAATACTTAGATATGAAATACTTAGATTTCAATACTGGCCTTTTCCGTATTGTCTTCCATAAAGGCAAACTTTATACGATATTTATTGAAGAAGTCACCTAAAGAACTACCTCCATATCCACTTTTGTAAATATCATATGCCTGTTGAGGATTAGACGAATTCGCCCAATATTGGAAGTTAGAAGTCCATCCACTAAATCCGCCGTTGGGTGTAATAAGAACTGGCGATGCTTGTGCGATTTTAGCTACACCTGGAAGCAAGCAAGTGCGAACCAATTTACCGTCAATATAAACATCCAGTGTGCGTCCATACAAACTGATAATCAAATTCACCCATCTTTGAAGAGGCACATTCTGGACTTTACATTTGTGAATGATAGGCTTTACATCATTTCCAGCTCCTGCCGCACCAGACATTTGTTTAGGATAGCAAGAAATAGAAACAGTGACATCATTATCCATTGCACCTAATTCAATGGAAGGACTTGGGTTTTTATTTGCGTCCAATCTTCCTAAAATTGTCTTCTTTTCTCCGTATTTATAGTTCCAATCTTCAACATAAAACCATGTGGAATAAGTGTAGTTGAGAGAATTGGTATTGGATGGAAGACTGGATGCCTCAATAGATTGCTGTTTATTTCCCTCCATCATACTACTTAATTTAGTTGTCTTTGGGAATAAATATCCAGCAACAATATACACCACAATCAAAATAACGATAACCGATAAAACGATTTGATACAACTCCATATTTATATATACAATACATTAAGAAATTAATGCATTAGCGGCGTCTCTTTATTTCTAAGCATTTTATACGCCATATTTATTTTATTTGACGATAAAATATGCTTATAATAAATAACATTACAAATTCCACCTTGAATTCCGTTTTCCTGCCCGACAATTACATTTTCATATGTCATATATGGCGCGAGTTCAGGCGTGGAGCTTACAAGTAGTCCGTTAATAAATACATCCATCGTTCCACCATCATAATTTACTACAATATTATTCCATTTTTGAAACTTTGTATTTTTCGTTTCGTATAATGTTTTTAAGTTGCCATTTGATGTCTCGCACTGAACTCGCAATGTGTTTTTCAACGAATTGAATTGGATAAGCGGTTTTTTACCATAATCTAATATAGTCGCATATTTGGTATATGCTGGACTTGTATTTGGCGGCTGCGGATTAATATAAAACCACCCGGATATAGCATATGTATATTTGAATTTACTATTTTCAATTTCATCCGGCTTAGCGACTGCGTTGTCTTTTATTTTATGTAATGTTTCAAATGTTCCGAGACTACGCTTACGATTTAAATATATACATTCTGTTAGTAAAGGTATTCCATCGTGTGTGGTTAATTTATTGAATAATGGCGGTAAAACGACATACAAGAAAATAAGTATGATTTCTATCAATAACACAATCCATACAGTTTTAGTTGTTATATGATATTCGGTTTTGACAAACTCAATAATATCAAGAAATAGACACGGCACATAGAATATGATATTTTTCAATAATGAGAGAACCAATACATAAACGCGTGTTTCGTTTTTATCGGGTTCTGATACGCCTTCTTTTATTATAGTATATAGAATTGAAAACGCGCCGACAATCATCAATACATTCACCAATTGAATGAATATGGATTGAAATGTATCTACAGTTAAATCATTATTTCTTAGGAATACCGAGAGAAAATAGACAGATATGATGGTTAATACTAAATACAACAATAAATATCCGTTTTCTTTGAGATATTCTTTATATTGATTGAATAATGGCAATTTTTTATACATAATAAAACTTGGTGTTGGAGCATTGTTAATTTCTTTATTTACACGAACGAAAAAGAATGTGATTACAGTAAGTAATAAAATAAGCAATACAATCAAGAATGTATGTAGCGGATATTTATCAGACACCTCATATGGATTGTAATAATATATAGATGAGATGATTGCTATATTTACAACAAGAGCAATCATTCCAAATATTTGCGGGTCTTTATATGTCGTTTCTATGATTTCTATTATTTTTTCTTTTATTCTGTCCATTGTATTATTATATTTACAATAGAAAGTTATTTACATCTTTATGTATTTACATTTTTACAAATTTTCCATTGCTGTTTTTTTACCGTGACAATTTCTACACAAAGCAACTAAATTGTCTATATGATTCGTTCCACCTGAATCCAGACGAACCGTATGGTCCACTTCAAACCATGCTTGTAATTGTTCTTTACAATCGGCGCATTTCCATCCTTGTGAGGCAGCTACATATTTCTTTTTAGTTTCACTCACACTGCGTTTAGTTGTTTTCGCGCTGCTGCTGCCGCCTGCGCCCACATATGCGGATGATGTGGGTTGTCCCGAGTTCATCATTCTTCTCTCTTGCGGACTTGTTTCGCCATATCTTGCCAAATCTAATATAGGAGTAAGAAAATGTGTTGTATTACGGTCTATTGGTAAATATTTAACAACACTATTCGCATGTGTGAATAAAGTTCTGGATTGGTCTGGATATTTTTTTAGAAATACATATGCTGAAATTCCGACAAAACCAATTCCAATCATTTGATAATATTTTTTCCAGTGTTTCATCATATCAATATACTTATTATCATAATAGGTGTTCGCAATAAAAAAAGCAGTCACACCAAATATAAGTAATTCAAATTTCATATATATTATATAGCTATAATATTGATTTTATGTCATACTATATAATTATGTGTTAGAGTAATACAATACAACACCTGAAATAATCATTGTAATTAGAATAGAGAGAAATATGATTTTCTCTCTTTTTCTTTGTTCTTCAAGATTTTTAGTGGCAACTGGTTTATAATTTTTATAGTAGGCAACCATCGCTTCATCCATTGTCAATTCTGGCATTTTTAATGCCACATTGATTTTATTGTGTATAAAATGCATCCATTTAATGAACGATTCGCGCGAATCTAAATAGGGTGTTACTGGATATTTATCTATAAACTTGCTAAATGAGTTTCCTATATCTTCTATCGGAAGAAAGAGTGGCAAGTTTTGTATGAAATCGTAATACTTTTTCTTTGTAACATCATTTGGATTTAATGGATATGTAATCGCTATTGTATGTAAAACGAACCAATAGTGTGGCCCCCATACCTTTGGGTCAAGCGCCATATTTTTACATTAAAGTTTGAATATTTAAAACGCGACAATCCGCATTTATGACATTTGTATAATTTATGACATTTGTATGCGTAAATGACATAAACATAAAATGTCTATATTTATAGATAAATAAACATATAATATGTTAAAAGCATTTCATTATTGTAATAATTGTGGTAAAACCGGACACGCATTTCATCAATGTAAATATCCTATTACAAGTATAGGGCTTATTGTTTATAGATATGATAATGTAAGTGATAACGACAAAGTAAGTGATAATGTAAGTGACAACGACAACGTAACTGGTAACGATAATATAAGTCACAAAGACAAAGTAAGTGACTACAACCATGCTGTAAAGTATTTAATGATAAGTAGAAAAGATAGCTTAGGTTTTGTAGAGTTTATTAGAGGGAAATATCAGTTATATAACAAGATGTATTTACAGAATATAATTGATGGAATGACAAATAGTGAAAAGAAACGCATTTTGACAGACGATTTTAATTCTTTATTACAAAGCTTATGGGGAGGAAACATAAACGTTCAATACAGAAGTGAAGAACTTATATCGCGTGAAAAATACAATAAATTAAAAGAAGGCATCACAATAGACGATATAAAATATGATTTAAAATCACTCATTGAAGAATCTAAAACATCATGGGAAACATCCGAATGGGGATTTCCAAAAGGAAGACGAAATTACCAAGAGAAAGAACTGGTATGCGCTTTGCGTGAATTCCAAGAAGAAACCGGATATAAAAAGAACTTGGTTAAAATTATACAAAACTTATTGCCACTTGAAGAAATATTTACTGGGACTAATTTTAAATCGTATAAACATTGTTATTATGTCGGATGTATGGAAACATTTGAAGAACCGAGCGAGCCATTTCAAGCGTCGGAAGTAGGACAATTAGGATGGTTTAGTTATGAAGAAGCTTTAAAACGCATTAGACCATATAATGTAGAAAAAATAGATATTTTAAAAAAAGTGAATACGATTGTCACTACATTTACTATTGTATAAAGTATATGCGATATACGATATACGATATACGATATACGATATACGATATACGATATACGATATACGATATAATAAACAATATATTTCTCTGTAAGTATTATATATTGTTTATTTGTAATGAAAGGTGGATTATTAATAAAACCTGACCTTACAAGTGAAAAAGCATTTAAATATTTTATTAGCAATTCTAAGGTCACTTATTTTTCAAAGGGCTCTTCTGGAATCATATTAAAATGTGTTTTAAATCAAGGTGCGGATTTACCATATAAAAATATACGATTGAATACAGAAAATAGTCCAGTGAATGCTATTATTGTAAAATTGACATTTCTATATAATAAGAATGACCCGCTTACATTTAATTTGATAAATGGGATAGATATGAACGCGGCTTCTATAGAAAACTTTACAAATGAATCCAAAATACAAAGTGAAATATTTAGTAAAACGATGGATTATGGTAATCCAGTTTGTCCCTCTATTGTATATAGTGGATTTTTCAAAGATAAGAAGAATACAGAACTGTTAGATATATTATTACAAAATTCAGTAAGCGCAAGCGCGTCTGGTAATGATGTAAATATACAAGCTATCATACGAATTGTTATGGATATGTTTAAAAAGGACGAAAATATGTCTTATGGATTGATTGGAATGGAAATTCCTGCGAATTATTCTTCACTTTATCAAGTCATTAGTAGTAATATTACCAAAAAAATGGCATTTAAAATAAATTGTATGGCAAGGTTTAAATATA